ATTCTGATTTCCTGACCGGGGAAGATCTCGTCCGGATCATCCAGGGTGTCGGCGTTGGCCGCGAAGATCAGCGTCCACATGCTGGCATCGCCGTAATGTCGCTGGGCATAGTGGCTGAGCGTGTCCGATGGCTTCACCATCTCGACCGCGACGATGTCGGCGGGCGGTACGAACGCCCATTCGCCCAAGCCATCGAGATCGGCGGCGACGCGCTTCAGCGTCCCGGGGCGGTATGGCTTGCCGCCCAGTCGATCCGCGGGAGTCCGCCACCGGCGCTGCGCCGCCTGCGATACCTGCCAGACGTGGTCTGGACCGTCGCGATCGTCCTTGAACACCTGGGTGGCGCTCCATTCCGGCTTCGTCTCGTTGACGAGCGGGGCAAGCGGATCCGGCCTGAACCCGTGGATACGGGTGCCCTTGGCCGTGTCGAGCTTCAGACCGGCCTTCTTCGCACCGGCCAGCACCCAGGCGAGCGCGTCGTCGGAGAGGCCGCGGATGTCGCCCCCGCCGCCGATGGAGCCGTGCACGCCGGGGAACCACTTCTCCTGGTATGGCGCCCTGGGATCGTCGGGCTCGAACCCTGCGGCACGATTGAGCTGGGTCAGGTCGCCGAACGGCACGACCGGAAACAGCTCGCGCCGCTCGTCGATGGCGACGGCGTGACGGGCGCTCTCGACGAAGGCGTCGAGGCTCGGATCGTGGAAATCGTACTCGCGGTTGAACCAGCCGCTGAACGGGAGGCGCTCGGGTACACCGAGCGCGCCGACGGTATCCCACACGCCGAGATACTTCACCCGCATCTGCGGCGCGGTGCCGGCCGCATAGCCGTCGACGTTGGCGCAGCGCCACTCGTCGTCGCCACCGCCGATGCATACCGAGCCGGAGTAGAGGGAGCGGAAGCGGCGGAGCGCGTCGTCGGAGGCCTCGTCGCCCTTGCGACGCTTCTCGTAAAGCTGCAGCGCTTCGTCGATTCGACCGACATGAAGGCGCTGGAGAGGTCCGACGTGGCGGATGAAGCCCACGAACGTGCGGGCGCTATACGCGCCTCGCGAGAAGCCGAAGACGTGGATCTCGTCGCCGGGGTCGTAGTTAAAGATGAGAAAGCGGTACGCCTCGCGCACGTTGTCGATCAGGCCCGTGCCGAACATGCCGCCGCGGAACTGGTCGAGATCACCGGTGCCGACGCCCTCGTCGTAGTGAATGATCTGGGGGACCCCGTCGCGGCCGATGCGCTCGATGCTTGCCGCGGTCAGCACGACGTTGGTCGCCCTGCCGGCTTCGAGCTTGTTCCAGGTACCGTCGAAACAGAATACGAGCCGCTTCATCGGAATCTCCGTGCTTTCGACGGCAATGTGGGGCCTATATACGTCCGAGGCCAGCATCATTGTTCGCCGATCGACGGGTCATGGATCGTGCGTACGGATGGGGGAGAGGCTACCCCGTATGACCGGCAGGCTGGTGAGGACGTTGCTCCCTATCGTCGACGACGCGGGCATCGTCGATCGACCCTTCATCTCCGACCGCGACGTCCGTTCGCTTGACGATGGTCGACCGTAGACGCCGGCATGGATCCGGCTCGATGAAGCGCCTACTTCTCGCCTGACAGGAACGAGGCGAGATCGGACATGGCGCTGGGAGCTGCTGAGTAGGTCACGACGCGTCCTGCACGTGTCGCGACCACCGCTCCGGCGCGGGCAAGGATGGAAAGGTGGGACGACATCGTGTTCTGCGGCGTGTCTACGAGCTTCGCCAGCTCGCCGACCGACAGACCATCGGCTTTTTCACGAAGCGCGAAGAACACTTCCATCCGGGTTGGCTGCGCAAGCGCGCTCATGAGCTGTATGGCCTCTAACTTATCCATAACTCTAGATTAATGGACTGGTTGGGACATTCAAGGGCGTGATGCCGTCCACGCGAGAAATATCCTTACCGATTGCATTAAGCATCAAAATTACATATCGATATATCCAGCACTATTGATATTTGCACCGTGGCTCCCAGATTTCGCTTCGACCAGCCGCCGGCAGGCGGAGAGGTCGTGTTCAAATAGCAAGGGAGCACCCATGCAAGCGATCATCGATCCCAGCCAGATCGGCAGTATGCCTCAGCCCCCATCGGCGTTCTTCACGTTCGACGATCCGCTGGATCCCGACCTGCCGGAAGATGCGGAGGTGGTGACGACACGCCGGGCCATGTGCCGCGTCGCGACCGTCGCCGCCGAGGCGGGCGCGCGCTTTCAGCGCGAAGCGAGTTCCATCGATCCCATGGGATGGATGCTGGCGCCCCGCCGCATGTTCGACGGCGCGTCGGCGCTCGAGGCCTGCCACGATCGCGACCAGTTCGTCCGTGCGATCGTCCTGCATGGCCTCTCGCTGGGCGCGGACGCGGAACCGGCGCTTCTCGACGAACTCGTCGCCGGACCGGACCGCGGGCGCGTACCGCGCCTGTCCCGACCGAAGCGGGGTCGGGGCGGCAAGGGCAGGACGGGAGCGAAGGCGTCCCTCTACTGCGCGACGATCGGATGGGAGGGCGCCGGCGTGATGCTGCAGGCCTTCCATGCATCGGTCGCGCGCCACCCTTCGGAGGTGGTGCAGCGCCTCCGTACGAGGTTCGGTGACGACGTGGTGGAACTCGCGGACGTGCGGGAGGGGTTCCACGCGTGTGCGCCCTTGGCGATCGCGCTGGTCCCCGGCGCCATCGCGGAGCTGCTTCGCGATGTCGAGCTGCACAGCGACTCCCCCAAATATACAACCTTCTCCTTCGACAGTGAGCATCGCCTCGAGATCTAGCTCGGCATTTCGCTCCGTCGTTCCCAACACCATCAAGGAGTACATCATGGACAAGCTGGCGTCCGCCGGCCGCACCGACGCGGCCGGCGATGAGAAGACGCGCGTTCTGCACAGACTCGACGTGCGCGAGGGACCCACCGGAGCTGGAAACGGCTCGGAGACGCGGGTGGGCGTAGCGGTCGACGTGGAGACGACGAGCACGATCGTCGCCATCGGCGCGATCATCGAACTGGCGGTCCGTTCATTCCACTTCGACCGGGACGGCATCATCACCCACATCGGACCCGTTCGTTCGTGGCGGGAGGATCCCGGCGTCCCGCTGACGTCCGAGACGACCGCGATCACCGGGCTGACCGACGCGGACGTCGCCGGCGAGCGGATCGACGAGGCGGAGGCGACGCGCGTGCTCCGGTCGGCGTCCCTTGTCGTCGCTCATCATGCGGCTTTCGACCGCCCCTATGTCGAAGGACGCCTGAAAGAGGCGCGCGGGCTCGACTGGGCCTGCTCGTTCCGCCAGATCGACTGGCGCGCGCGGGGCTTCGATGGTCGTACGCTGGGATACCTGCTCCACCAGGCCGGCTACTTTCACCGGGGGCACCGCGCCGCCGTCGATGTCGACGCGGTGATCCAGATGCTGCGCGTTCGCGGTGATGGCGGCACGCCGGTGCTTGCCGAGCTGATCGCCAACGCCGAGGCGCCGAGCTGGGTCGTGTACGCACAGGGCGCGGCGTTCGAGTCCAAGGACGCCTTGCGGGCGCGTGGCTATCGATGGGACGCCTATCGGAGGGTGTGGTGGACCGAGGTCGCGGATGATGCGCGCACCGCCGAAGAGTTCTGGCTGGCGACGAACGTCTACACCGTCAGTCGGAACGCTCGATCCATGGCGCCCCGGTTCGAGAAGATCACGGCCGCCGAGCGCTTCCTATGAGCGATCGCCGCCGCACGATGATCAGCAATCTCCCGTCTGCTGCCCAGTGGCCTGAGGTAGCCCGCAGCCAAATCCACGGGGGAAGGCTGCCCCGAGACGACCCGATACGCGGAGCGGAAACGCCCGCCCTAGCCGGTCAGCCGGTCGCCTCAGCTAAAAGGATGAAGAAGATGGCCAAGAAGAAGACGGGCACCCGATCGACGGCACTTGCCGTGCCTCAGCCGCTGTCGCTCGCGAACGCCGGAAAGGAAGCGCTCTCGACCGCGATTGGACGGCACGTGGATCCGGCGAAGATCGCGGGTGCCGGTGGCGAGATCGTCCGCCAGGAAGGCGTGATCCGCGTGACCGGCCGCGACTACGCGACGAGCGATGGCATCGTTCCGGCGGCTGAAATCTACTTCGCCAAGGAGGGCCTGCCACGCGAGCAGGGGCCGTGGCTGGGCGAAGCCGACAAGGTCAGCTGGGTGGACCCTCCTACGGGCCTCGAATGCATCATGCTGCGCAATCACCCGCGCGGATTCCTGAGCGGCTACGTCGGCGTGGGGGAAGGACATCCGCTGTTCGGCTGGGAACACGAGGCGGTGCCCGCCGATCTCCGGATCGAGGTCCATGGCGGCCTGACCCACTCGCACATCTGCGACGACGGCCCGAGCCCCGAGCCTCGCCTGATCAGGGAACTCCGACGTGTCTGCCACGTGGTCGTCGGCGAGGTGCCGCTGACGCATGCCACCGAGCATAGAGTAGGCGAAGGGCAGTGGTGGTTCGGCTTCGACTGCGATCACCTGTACGACGTCGTGCCCGGCGAATTGCGTGATCGCCAGAACTCCAAGGGTGCCGGGATCGAGGCCGTGTACCGTGACGACGGCTACGTCGTGCGCGAAATCCGCAACCTGGCGGCCCAGCTCGCTGCCATCCGCGACGGCCGACCGGTGCCGGCCCGCGAGGGGCCGCCGCTGCCGCCGATGGGCCTCGATCCGAAGGCCGGGTGATGGCGACGGCGCGGGATCGGCATAGGCCGGGAGAGCTTCCGTGGGGCTGGTGGCTGCGGGTCAACGGCAACTATCTCGAAGACGAGGAGGGCGGGCGGTGGAAGTCGGTGCGCGACGCATTCTGGCAGAGCGAGCTCGGCTTCTGCGACATGTCCACCGTGCCGGCGCAGCTTGAATTCCTGCTCCGGATTCTGCTGTCGGTGGACATGGGGGGGCGTCGTGAGACCGAAAGCCAGTACGATCTCTTCCGCGGCGAGCCGCTGTTCTGGACCTTCTACATGTGCTGGCTCGGTACCGTCGGCCTGCTGGCGGGAACCGGGCGACGTGGCGTGTCTGAGGACCGACTGAGCCCGGAGGGTCGGTCGGCGCTGATGATGCTCATGGCGACGCGGGAACCGGAATGGGAGGATTTGCCCATCGCGGACGTCCTCGCGGCGGTAGTGGCGTCCTCCCGCGCTCCGTCCGACCTGGCTCGGGAGCAGGCGTTACAGGACTTCGAGCGATCAGTCGGCATCCGCCGTCACGTCTTCGCGCGCGAGATGGTGGGGCGGTTGCATACGATCACCCTCACGTCGATGGCGACCGGGCGCCCCGCCAGGATGCCCACGCGGCGGGTTACCTGGTCCTTGGCGTTCGATGACGTAGTTGTGCGGGATGATTTGTTCGCCTGGATTGTGGCCAGGGTCGATAACTGGGACCATTGGGGGAGCATGGCCTATAGCCAAGGCGCTGACTCTCTTACGCAACGCCTACTGGCTCTGGTCGTGGCGTCGGGACACACAGTTTAACAGCACCGGATTCATCGCGCGACAGGTGAATGCCGATACACCGAAATCGCAACCTCTGGGCTTTGCTAGAACAGCGTCCCGTTCGTCCAGCAAGGCCCTGGCGCATTCTCTTCCGCGTTGCCTGTGGAGGCGCTACGCGCGAGGTGTCGAGCAGCAGCAATCTCGTCGATGTCATGGAGGCGCATCCACCAGTGGACAACGTCTCCGCCTGTCCCGCATGAGAACAATGAAAGCGTTCACCGGAGACATAAAGGCTGCGGCTTGGATCCGGGTGGAACGCGCACGCGCCGCGTAGGCACGATTGCGTTATCTCCAATTTGACGCTTTCAGCCACCAATTTCGCGAGACGATGCCGCGATCTCGCCAGCACCCAACTCAGACATCAAGGCCTGATCGTCAATCGTGAGCCCTTGTCAATCCGAGAGCATCGCAAGGCGGTCGCGCAGCGGCCGGATTGCTCGGAGTTTCGACAGAAGCATCGATACAACCTGCGACACCGCGGCGACATCCGATCAATAATGCACATGCGCATGTGTCACGTTAAACCTGGTGGATCTTCGAAATGGCCGGGATCATCATCTCTGGCTGGCCTTCGTCAACTACTGTCATGCCCGACCGCACGCTCGGTCATGACCGTCAACCCGTACACGTGTGTGTCATTAGAGCGCCGCCTTATGCCAATGTAAGCGCGCCACAGTGTTGCCACAACGCCGACGATGGTGGGTCCGCCGCCTACCATCAACATTGCAAGAAATGGCGGAAATGCGACGTTGCGTCGCGCCATCGAAAAGCGAGTGCCCCCGCTGGTGCCCCCTGACGAAACACGCACGTTCGTCGTATCAGCCAGACCCTCGCCGACAATCGCCTCGCGCTTCCATCCGCGAAAGCACGAAGCAATCAGCGGCCCCCGGATCAGCGCGGATCGCTTCGGATGATCAGCTCGGTCACCTTCTTGCCTCGGTGGGTCGCCGCCGATGATACCGTCCAGGTCGTTTCGACTTCGTCAATCCGGAACCGCGCGAAAGTGTCGCGGATGTACGCGGTGTCGTTGATCGACATGATGAACTGGCCGCGGATGCCGGCGAGCTGGTCGGCCATCGCCTCATATTGCGGCCGGCCGAACTCCAGCCCGTATCCCGTCGTCTCGTCGTAGGGCGGATCGAGGAAGAACAACGCCCCCGCGTGATCGTACCGGCGGATCACGTCGGCATAGTCGAGCTGTTCGATCGTCACGGTCGCGAGACGATCGCGCAGCGCCTTCAGCTCGGCGCGAAGGTGTCCTAAGTTGATCCGGCTGTCCTGGTCGCGACGGACGCCAAAGGTGCGACCGGTGACCTTGCCGCCGAAAGCCAGGCGCTGAATGTAGAGGAAGCGCACTGCGCGCTCGATGTCGGTGAGCAGGCGTGGATCCATGGCATTCTGCCGCTCGAACTCCGATCGGCTGGCGATCAGCCAGCGCAGCTCGTCGACGAACGGCTCGTAATGCCGACGGATCACGCGGAATAGGTTGGCGACATCGCCGGAGAAGTCGTTGATGACCTCGACGGCCGCCGGCGTTGGCCGGCGGAGGAAGACGCCGCCCATGCCAACGAAGGGCTCGATATACGACCGGTGGGGCGTCGCTTCGATGATAGCGCACAGACGGCGCGCGAGGTTGCGCTTCCCGCCCAGGTACGGTGCGGGCGGCTTGGCATTGATAGACGTCATGTGGTCTCAGCTCTTCCAGGAAGAAAGCACGGGCTGCGCGCGCTGAGTGGCCGCCGACCGACGCGATCGACGGAGCCCCGGCCGATCGGCCGCGGGTTGGCGGTGGCGGCGATCGCCGCGAATAGGGTGGGAGTCGCTGCGCGGCCGACCGGGTGGTCAGCCGCGCAGGACTGAGGGGACCTGCGCCCCGGATATTCCCCCGAAGGGTATTCTATTCCCCGGGCCACCCGGCGTACCGGTGACCCTCAGTTTTTACCGCGCGCGCGGGCTGACCATTCGGCTGCGATCGATCAGCGCGGCGGCTATGACATGGCTGCAATCACTGGTCTATGTCGCATCACGACGAAAGGAACGACGTGGCAGAGCCCTTCACCGGCCGGCCGATGGACCTCGGCAACATGCGGTACAACGGCTGCCGTTCGATCACGCTCTATTGCCGGTGCAAGCACGAGGCGACGGTGAACGTCGACGCATATCCGGATCATTTAGCGGTACCGGATATGCGCCTCCACTTCCGCTGCTCGAAATGCGGGCAGCGGCCTTATGCCTCGCGGCCCGACTCTCTGCAGCTGGGTCAGAAATACGGAGGACAGGGATAGCCCGATCACGTATATCGGGCCGCGAAGGCGGGGGCCTTCGACGCGGGGGTGGTGATGAATAACGGCCGATTGGATTTTCTGGACAGCCTGCGCGGCATTGCCGCCGTATCGGTGGTCTTCTTTCACACGCTTTTGGTACCCGCGCCAAACCCAGAACTGAGCAATGCCCTAGCATCCAGCCTCGTGCACTTCGCAGGCACGGGCGTCTTCCTCTTCTTCGTCATCAGCGGATGGTCGCTGGCGATGACGATGCCGCGGCACGATCGCACTGCATCGCCTCCGATCAGCTTTGCGATCAGCCGCTTGTTCCGGATCGCGCCACTTTTCTACGCCGTGATGGCGGTGACGATGGCACGTGACTTCTTGAAGCTCGGCACCATCGTCGATCCCGGCACTCTGCTGGCGAATACCGCCTTCGTGTTCAATTTCGTGCCGGGTGGTCAGGAAGGCATTGTCTCCGCCAGCTGGACGATCGGCGTCGAGATGATCTTCTACGCGCTTTTCATCCCGCTCTATCGAGCAGGGCTGGCGGTGCAGATCGGCATGGCGGCAATCTCGATCGCCATGTTCGCCGGCATCGTCAGCGTAACCGACCGATCGTACTATTACTGGTCGGTGGTCGGCTATCTGCCGATGTTTCTGATCGGCATGTGGACCTACCGGCTCTACACCTGGGCGGTCGCGGCCGGTACCATCTCACGGCAGACGGCGTGGGCCGTCCTGATCGTTGGGCTCGCCATGCTGGGGGCATGTGCGGCCGCACCCAGTGCCGAGAAGATGATCCTGCTGCGCATCCCGATCGCGGCCGGCTATGCCGCGGTGCTTCTCGCCTGCGGGCTTCTCCGTCCCGCGATCCTATCCAGCCCCCGGCTGATCTTCTTCGGCACGATCAGCTATTCGCTGTACCTGATCCACGTCATCGTGATCCTGCTGGTCGATGCCGCTTTCCCGCACCTTGCTTCCGCTCTGCCCGGCGACCTCGCCTATTGGGCGGACGCGCTACTGGTGCTGGCGGTGGCCACGCCGATCGCCGCGGTGCTGCATCGGATGATCGAGCGGCCCGGTGATGCGCTCGGCCGAGCGCTGATCCGCGCACGGCTCCAGCCATCGGCGCCCAAGGCGGCATGATGCCGCCCCGGATGCCGGGCGTCAGGCAGCGAGGAAGGCTTTCAGCGCCGCAGCCGTCGCCTGCTGCGTCGTCCCGGCGCGGGTGATCGTCACCAGATCGGTGCCGAGGACCGAGGCGACGGCCGGGTAGACGATGCCGCTCGGCGGATTGACCTGCAGCTGCATCCCCACCGCGTGGGTGGCGCTGCCGATGGCGATCTCGCCAAACCCCGTGACCGCATTGCCCGCCGCGGTCAGGGTCAATGTCGAGACACCCGAGCCATTCGCGATCGTCGGAGGCGCGAAGGATGCGGACACCCCGGCCGGCAGACCCGATGCGACCAGAGTATCGGTGCCGCTGTATCCGCCCTGCGCCGCCAGCGTGACGGTGACGGTCAAGCTCTCCCCCTGCGCCAGGCTGACAGAGGCGGGGTTGGTCGCGATCGTGAAGCCGGTGACCGGGATGGTGACCATCGTGGCATCGGAGGTGGCCGTCGCATTCGTCGCGTCGGTTACCGTCACCCGATAGGCATAGGTCGCGCCGGGCGTGAGGCCCGTCGCGTTGAGCGTCCGTGTGTTCGATGCCGATCCGACCGCGGCGTAATTTCCGACCTCTCCGTTCGTCACGACAGCGCGCGAGAAGGCATAGGTATATGGCGCCGCGCCCTCACTCGCCGTGGCGGTCACGGTCGCGGTGCCTGCTGTGGGGCCCGCCGCCGCGGTGATCCCCGGCTTCGCCAGACCGGCAGACCCTGCCTGATCGTTCGCCTCGATCGCCGTGATCTTGGCACCGATGTCGTCGGTCTCGGTCGTGCTGGCATTCACGAAGAAGAAGTTGGAGATGCCGATCCGCCGGCCGATGACGGTGATGCCCGGCACGGTGATCGCCGTACCCACGTCTGCGCCATCCCATGTCATCTGAATCGTGCGGGTCGCCCCCGACCCGCGGAGGCGCGCCCCGAGCGCGTGCGTCGACCCCACCCCCGGCGTCGGGATCGTGCCCGCGGTGTAGGTATTGGTGGCCGACGCTCCTGCGATCACCTCGATCATCAGCTTCCAGACATTGTCGGGGTCCTGATACGCAAACAGGCGGCCGTAGTTGCTGGCGCCGTCATCGCCGACCATGAAGCCCTTCTGATCGTATCCGCCCGTCAATGGGTTCCGAATGGCGAGGCTCATCGACAGATTGAGCGTGTCCGTGGTCGGAGTGGCGCCAGCGGCATAGGCTGTGGGGCCAAATCCTCGGGCACCGTAACCAATCGTCTTCTTCTCGGCCTGCGTCGCGAAATTGCCGGTGCCCCCGTTCTTGTAATCGCGATAGACGAACGTGGCCTCAACGTCGCCGGCAACCGGCGTTTCGTGATAGCTTTCGAGAAGGTCGCCCTTGGCGCGGCCGGTCAGCGCCGCTTTGAGAAGCACGGTCATATCACTTCACCTCGAATGAATAGAAGCCGGAAGGGATCGTCCACCGGGGGCGACCATTGACGGGATCGGCGCTGGTCGCCGCGACGCCCGGCAGGCCCACGATCGGCGTGCCGGCCTCGCTGATGGTGGCGTAGCCCGGCGGTAGCGAGATCGTAGCGGTGGCACCGGCGGGCACGCGCACCGTCCACGCCATCCGCCCCGCCGAAAGCCGCCAGCTGCTCTCGATCGGGCCGCGCGGGCTGTCGTATTGGCAGGTCTGCCAAGTCAGACCCCCGCCGGGGATCGGGCGGAGCAGGATGTTCGCGAAGCCGGGCGCGGCTGGATCGTAATTGATCCCGCCGACAGTCCGGATGATCCAGCCGACGAACTCCACTTTAATCTGGTGACAGAAGCTATTGTAGGTCTGCCCCTGCGCCTGCCGTTCCAACGGATTGACGTATTCGGCGACCGTGGTGAGCCCCTGCAGCACATCATAGCCCATCGACGGGGCCGTGGTGCGCAGAAGCGCGGCATAGGCGGCATCGGTGCGGTCGCCTTCCGACAGGGCGTCGAACAAAAAGCCATAGCCCACCAGGCCGGCAGTGATGCCATGGGCGGCGACCAGATCGGCGAGGAAGCCGGCCGCTGCCTTGCGAAGCCCGGCCGGCACGACGCCGAAGGCGAGCGCCACCGCATAGGCGCCCTGCGTGCCCGACACGACGCTGCCGTCCGGATTGATCCGGGCCTGTGCCGCCGACAGGCACGTCGCGGCGACCGTCGCGGCCTGATTGGCCGTCGTGGTATCGCCCACCGCCGTCGCCGCCTGCTGCACAACCCGCGCGACGCGGTAGCCCCAGGCATTGGAGAACAGGACGGAGTCCGTCGTACCCATCGTCTCCAGATAGTCGCCGTAGGTGGCGGGCCCGGGCAGTTGCGTCAGCATCTTCCGGACATTGCCGATGTACGGCTGACCCATGAAATAGGGGTCGCCGGTCCAAAGGTAGAGGTAAGCGGGCAGGAAGGCGCTCAGCTCGCCGCCCCCGGCCGATCCGGTGCCGGGCGTGCCGGTGTCGGGCACCGTGATCGGTGCGCGGCCCTGCGGATCAACATCATCCTGGATGCGATCGAGCATCGCTCCGAGGAATGTGATGTTGTCGCGCTGGAACAGGAAGCTGGTCATCGCCTGCGTGCCGTCGCCGTTCCAGCCCAGCCGCTCGTCGCGGTACGGGCAATCGGACATGATCGACATGCTATTCGCCTCATGCGAGCGCAGTCCCGCTGCGAACAGGCGGTTGAGTAGATTATCACTCGACTCGAACGCGATGGTCTTGGGCCGATCGGCGAACAGTTGAACCTGCGCCAGCGCGTCCTGTGGAGGCACCCCCGGATAGCCGGTCACCTCCGCGTACCGGAAGCCGCGATAGGTCATCGGGAAATCGAAGGTTTCCGACGCTGCGCCACGGCAGGTCGCGGTGTCGGCGTTGCCGGCATTGCGGCGCGAAATCCGCTCGACCATCCCGACATTGGGGCCACTGCGAAACAGGTCCTCCGAATAAGCCACCGTCAGCTTCTGTCCGGCAGCGGCGCCGTCGACGCGCAGGCGGATCGACCCGGCCCTCAGCGCACCGAAGTCGAAGACATAGGTGCCGGCGCGCGGGTTCGTGACGGCGACGGCCGGGCGGAGCGACTGGCGACGGATTGGTGGATAGGTCTGCGCGGTCAGCGGGACCGATCCGATCGGGATGGCGGTGACGGCTTTCCACAACGAGGTGTCGAGGCCGGGAGCGGTGAAGCTGGTTGCCACCCGCCCGTCGACGGCCGCGCCATTGTAGATGTCGGCGCTCTGGATCGCCGACGTGGATGCCACCCAGCTCGCGTCCGTCTCGATCCGGGTCGAGGTGCCATCGGTATAGTCGATGTAGAGGACCGCGATCACCCGCGGCATATCCGCGCCATAGTAGGAGCGCGCCGTGTTGCCGGTCGGCCTGCCATAGACATTGCCGTGATACCAGCCGTCGCCGACTTCGAAGCCCAAGGCATTGAGCCCGCCAACGATCTGCCGGGTCACATCATGCGCCTGATAATGGTGGCGCTTGCTGTACGTCGTCCAGCCGGGCGCCAGTTCCTCCTGCCCGATCCGCTGCCCATTGATCCAGGGCACATAGGTGCCTCGCGCGGTCGCATAGAGGACGGCACGGGCGACGGGTTTCGTCGGGGTGAAGGCCTTGCGCACCCACGCTGCCGGCGACGACTGCGCGATCGGGCCGGTCTGATAGCCGATCCAAGCCGCCGATCCCCAATCACCGCTCGACCGGAGCCCCACCCCGAACGTCGCGTCGGCCCATTGCGAGACAACCCCGGCGGCATTCCAGACACGGACCCGCCAGAAGACACGGCTGCGGCTGGCGAGCGCGGCGCCGGCATAGACGACCCGCTGCGCTGCCGACACGATCTTGCCGGCGTCCCACAGGTCCGATCCGCCGCGGCTCGTACCGCACTGGATTTGATAGGCAGTCTGGGCATCGCCGCGCACCGGCGACCGCAATTCCCACGTCAGCCGGGGTGCGGCTACGTCGACGGTCGGCTGCCGCAGCCATGCGCAGCGTAGATTGGTCGGGATCATATCAGGCCTTCAGCGCGGAGAGGGGGGCCGCAAGCGCGCGGCCATCACGACGGATCACGAGGTCGAAGCCGTCCAGCGATGGCGCTGGGGCGGCGGAGACCGTGATCGGAGAAAGGCGACCACTATTCGTGGCGTTCGGGTGCGCCTCGCGAAGACCGTCAGCATAGGTGGCCGCCGATCCGGTGCCGTCCCACTCATAGGTTCGAGCCGCACTGTCGACCGTCAGCCCCGGCACCGCTTCGGTGATCGTTGATCCTGCCGTCGCGCCATCGATGGAGCCGCTGGACGGCGTGCCGACGGTGAGCGTCCCGGACAGGCTGAGCGTGCCGAGGGTGACTGGGGGGACCACGACGCGCGGAGGGATCGTGACCGGCTTAGGATTGAGCACGGCCGACCCGTCCTCGGTCAGGAAGATCGTCTGTGAAAGGGGGGCCAGCGCCATGGGCGATCCTTCAGGTTGCCGGCGACGGGATGACCGTCGCGATGATGACGCGGGGGCCGCGGTCACGACCGCGCGTGGGCTCGCCCGGATTGCGATCGCGTGTCCGCACCTCGATCACCGTCACCTTCTCGCCATCGAGGAAGCCCTCGGACGGCAATTCGGCGGTGACGGGGTGCGCAAAGAACGCGACCTCGAGATATCCATCGCGCTCGCAGATCCCGACGGTGCCGGCGTAGAAGGTGAAGGCAGCGATGCCGGTAGCGCCGTTGACGACGCTCCCGGCGATGGAGGGGGTGTCGCTCATTTCCGGACCACCTTGATGCCGTGGGTGTAGGTCTTTTCGCGGTTGCAGAGGTTCGTGGCGAAGTTGATCTCCACGCCCACGGTCACCCCGGCGCCATCGAAGATCGAGCTGCTGCGCCGGGCGGGGAGGATGCTGACCTGCAACGCGAAGACGAGGGCAGCGTAGCGGGGGGCATCCTCCCCCGTGGCGATCACCATCCCCACCGCGGCGGCTTCCGCGGTCAGCGTGACCGAGAAAGAGGTCACGATCTCATCGGGCTGGAGGATGTGGGCCAGCCCATCGCCCTGATTGAGGACGGGATAGATATCGAGCACGTCGCGCGGGTGCATGCGGCGCACCATGGTCGGCGCGAGGAGGGGTAGAGCCATCGGCAGGTCTCCGGTGCGGGCGGTGGTCGATCAGCCGCCGGTGACGAGCGCGAAGCGGTCGGCCGCGGCACGCGCCTCCTCGATCGCGGCGCGCTGCTCGGCGACGGTGGTGGCGAGGCGGGCGGCGCTCAGCGCGCGGTCGACCAGCGCGCCGATCACCTCGATCTGCTGGCGACGCTCAGCCGGCAGGTACGGCAGGAACAGCTCGGCCAACCGCTTGGCGGTGTCGTATCGAGCCTGCACCTGCGCGACCGCGGCGCTGCTGACCGGCTGCGGTGCGGCGGCCATCGTGGCGCACGCGGACAGGCTCGCCGCGATGGCGAGGGAGAGGATCATCTTCATGGTGGGCTGTCCCGGGATCGAGGTATCGGAGGCCGGCCGCCGCGACGCGCGGAGCGGCCAGCCGCGAAAGGTCAGGCGCTCATCCCCGTATATTCGCCCTTCGCGTCGAAGGACGGGCACGCCTTGGCGACCCGCGGATAGTCGCGGTGGCCCTTGATGACGGCGGCCGGGTGCGCCTGCCGGAGCGCGCGCAGCAGATCGAGCATCGCCGTCTTCTGCGCCGGCGTGCGGGTGTCCTTCGGCGTCTTTCCGTCGCTGGCGACGCCACCGACATAGACGATGCCGACCGAGCTGCCGTTGTACCCCGCGACATGCGCGCCCGGCCTCGCCTTCGGCCGGCCGATCTCGATCGTGCCGTCGAGCCCGACGATGAAGTGATAGCCGATGTCCTGCCAGCCCTGCGCCTTGTGCCATGCCCGAATATCGGCCGCCTTGAACGGCTGGCCTTCACGCGTGGCGGTGCAATGGACCGCGATCGAGGTGATCGCCCGGCTGATCGGTGCCAGCGCCGCCGCCCGCCACGGCTCCACCCGCGCCATCAGCGACAAGGGCGCCGGCGTGGCGGCGGCGGGGGCAGCGCCCTGCTGGCGCAGGACGCGCGCGATCGCGGCCGCGAAGAACAGCGCGGCCGCGATCTCCGTGCGGTTCGGGATCATCTCCTGGATTTGCGGGGGCAGCGCCTGCCAGAGGGCGAGCACCTGGTCGGGCGCGGCCAGCATGAAGGCATAGATGGTGGCGGCCGCGGCGCAGACGCGCACCGACCACAGGCGCCAGTCCTGGCGCCAGTCGTTGATCAGCATCGATATTCTCCGTTGTGCCGCGCGGGGCGCGGCGGGGATGCGCGCGGCGGTCAGGCGCCGCGGTAGATCTCGGTGATGCCGGCGACGCCGGCGATCAAAGGGTCGCGCGCGATCGCGGCGTCGGCCACGGACGTGCGCGGGTCGCGACCGCCATCGCCGCCCGCGGCCTGCCAGCGCCGGTACGCGATCGCGTCCTGTGCGGGGGCGACGACGCCGACGATCGCGCCCATCACCATCATGATGATGCCGCCCTCGATCACGGCCGCGGCTCGCGCTGGCGGCCGACCAGGATGTCGAGCTTCGCGTCCATTCCGCCGATCTTCACCTGCACGTCGCGCAGCTGATCGTCGCGCAGGTCCGCGCGCTTCTCCAGCTTCTCGACCTTCAGCGCGGTATCCTTGACCGTCTGGATCAGCCCGCCGCCGGTCAGCAGCAGGCCGGCCAGCACCACCAGCGTTGAGATCACGGGCAGCCATTCCTTGATGCCCGGGCGCGCGGGCGGGGCGACGGCGACGATCTGCGTCGCGCCGGTGGACGTATCGGTCATGTCGGGTACCTCAGTCGGTCGGCTGCTGAGCGTTGGGTTCGTCGAGCACGGTCCAGTCGATCACGGCCGCCTGCGCGATGGCACCGATCGTGGTCGCCGCCTCGATCGCGGCCTTTGCGGTGAAGCGGATGCCCTCGATTGCATCGGCGACGATCGCCCAGGCATCGGCTTTCGCGATCACCTGCGCCGCCAATTCTGCGATCGTCATCCCGCGTGCGCGCGCTTCGGATGCCAGCATCACGGTAGACGCGTCGTTGTCGGCTAACCAGCGTCGGGCAGCCTCGGCCTTCAGCCAGTAGGCGCTGACATGGCCGGGCAACGCCGTGATGTGCGTTGCCCGCATCCGCTCCGCTTCGTTGTCGACGCCCATCACCAGCGCGGCCCGGAGCGCGTCGAGGTCGCGCGGAACCTGACGGACCATCGCGGCGGGTACCAGGATCACCCCGCACCCTTCCGGTGCCTGTTGATAGGCGGCGGTACCGATCGCGCCCTGCCCGACGTACAGCTCCTCGCCGGTCGCGAGGTCGTAGACGATCCAGAATTCCATGAGGCGCTCCTAGACCGCGACCCACGTGACCTTCAGGTTGATCCTGGTCAGCGTGTAGGTCGCAGCGATGTAGTGGGTGACGTAATCCCCGCCGTCCTGCGTCTCGTTGCGGGCGCCGCGGCGGACGGAGGCGGTGAAGGTCGGGGCGAAGTCGGTGGAGGCAAGCACCCGATCGGACGCGTTCGGACGGACGGCATAGATGTTGCCCTGCCCGTCGACAGCCTGCAGGATCAGCCCGCCGCCATCGGCAACGTAGAAGGTCCTGACGCTCCGGCCCTGACCGTCGAGCCCGCCGAACTCGCTGGTGCCGGCGTTCGTCGTCATCTCGAACGTGAATTCGTAGATGAAGCGGCCTCGGCCGGCAGGGATAGTCGGCAGGCCAAGGCTCCACCCAACGGCAACCGTCTGGCCGAGATCGGGCGAGACGCTGCCGCTCCACGATGCCTGCCCCTCGCGGAACATGCTCGGCCCGTTGAAAGCCAGCGCCGTCACCGTGCCGTTGATCGTCAGGCCGCCATCGATCAGACCGTTGCCGGTCAGCTGCCATGCGCCGCCATATTGATCGGACCACAGGCTGAGCGCGGCCCGACCATTGCCGGCATCGGCGATGATCTTCACGTAGGCGGCGCTCTTGCCTTCCAGCGTCGCAATCGCACCCGCCTGCTGTGTCGCCTTGGCGGTGATATCCCGCGCCGTGGCCTCGACCGTTGATGTGCGCTGAGCCTGCGATCGCAGCTCAGTGGCGAACACGCCGTCGACATCCTCGATCTTGGCGAGCGTCTGGCTGGCTTGGGTCGCATATCCGGCAGAAAGCCCGGCACTGGCAGACGCGGCCGCGGCCTTGTCCGTTGCGATCACGGCCTGTTGTCCGGACACGCCTGCGCTGGCCGCCGCGCCGTCACGAGCCGATTGCGCATCGAGCTTGGACTGATTGGCCGCGGTGGCGCTGTTGCCGGCCTCCGTCGCCTTCGTGCCTGCGGTGGTGGCGCTGGTCGCCGAAGCCTGCGCCGAATTGCCCGCATCGATCTTCGACTGCGCAGCAAGGCCCGCATCGCGTGACGCGGTATTTGCGGACCCGGCTGCGTTCGTCTCGCTCGTCGCCGCGGCCGTTGCCGACGTGCTGGCTTGGCCGGCCTTGGTCGACGCGACCACCGCGCTGTCGTTGGCGGCGCTGGCCTTCTGACCTGCCACGCTCTCGCTCGCGGCCGCGCTGGTGGAGCTGCGCGAGGCGGCATCCGCATGGCCACCCGCCGTACCGGCAGATCGTGCAGCGGCCTCCTGGCTTGTGAAGGCGGCGTTTTTCGATCCGAGCGCATCTGCCTGACTGGTGGCCGCGCTGGTCGCGCTGGTCTGTGCCTCACCAGCCTTGGTGGTGGCGATTTCCGCTTTGCCGCTGGCGATCGTCGCGCTCTGGCCGGCCGCATCGGCCTTCTGCGTGGCGATCGTGGCCTGACCGCTGGCGGTGGTCGCCGATCCGGCCGCGTCGGTCTGCGACAGCGCGGACTGACGGGCGGCGTCTTCGGCGGCAGTCCGCGCGGTACCGGCGGCATCGCGCGCCGCCAGCGACTGCTCGCGGGCGGTAAGGGCGTTGTCGCGTGCGGCGATCGCCGCATCCCGTGCCGCCTCGGCAGCCGCCCGTGACGCGGCCGCGCCGATCGCGTCGGCGCTCAGGTCCTGCTCGATCACCTCTAGACGCTGCTCGGCCTCGGCGACAGCCGCATCGATGGCGGCGATATGGTCGATCGTACCGCCGACCGTGCCGTCGGAACCGAAAGGGCTGTCCGGCTTGGACGAGTCAGTCGCATTGTTGTCAGGTTTGTTCGGCCCGTGGACGTTGTCGAAGTCCAGCGCCGTGCCGGCGGTGGTGACCGGGCCGAGGACACGCCGCGCACCGATCACGCCGCGTGCCCGGTAGCTCACCGCGACCTCATACGCGGTGCCGGGGGCAACGCTGGTGATGTCCTTGCGGGTGGTGCCAACCGGTTCCGGACTGGCGCCACGCCACGCAAGGTCCGCGGGCTGCCCGGTGACGAAGGGCCGATACTCGAAGATGATCGATTCCGCGGTGCCGGTGTCGACGGCACCGGTCACGATCAGCGCCGGCACGGTTGCACCGTTGGCGGTCAGGTCGGTGCCCGAGATTGTCCATGCCGTCTCGCCAGGCACAGGCACGAGGTACGGGCCGGTGACGCCGGCCGTAGGCGGCGGGGTGGCGGTCTGCCCGAGCGCATAAGGATGCTTGGCCGGCGTCTCGCTCCTGGCCGTCAGCGTCACGACGCCGCCCGCCGGAGCGAGCGACCTGTTCAGCAGCAGGATCGGCTGCCCGTTCAGCCCCAGCTCCGGCAGCATCGCGGTGACGCAGTCGCCGGGCTTGTAGCCCATCCAGACGAGCTTGCAGGGCAGCACGATCGGGCCGAACTCGCGGGCGTTCTCGATGTCGTAGCGCACGGCGGTGCCGATCTGGGCGGCCGACTGGATCAGCGGGTAATCCTGCGTCTTGCTGCGCTTGCCCTTGTCGGTGATGACATGCTCGGTGACGGATAGCGGCGCGCCGGGCAGCAGCTGCCAGTTGTTCTCCTCCAGCCGGAAGCGCGGGGTGATCGTGTTGATCCGCTCGCGGCGCGGCTGGGTCGCGCCGACCGATGCTTCGCCGATGACGTCATCGATGCCGATCGTGGCAAGGCTGACACGCGGCGCGTTGACGAGGCAGCTGATCTTCGCGCCAAGCGGCATCGGCTCGCCCATGCCCGCCTGCAGTATCTTCTTCAGCGACCCCCACTTGTCGTCGCCAGAGTAGATGACGCCGCCGACCTTCCAGCCGTTCGCGTCGGCGACATTGGCGCCCTCGACGAACGCGGCGACATCGATGCCGGCGGCCGGCGCGCCCATGCCCATGACGCGCTGCCAGTCCGACGTCGCGTTCGCCATGTCGCGCTGCCAGTAGCCGTGCACGAAGGCGAGGCCGTGCAGATACGGGTTCTCCGACCATTCCCACGTCGCGACGGCCGCGTCATAGGCGGCGCGATCGGCGGGATCGGCCATGCGGTGCGGGCCGCTGCCGCCCGGATAGGTCGAATCCTTGCGCGGATCATAGACCAGCCGACCGCGGATCACGTTCATCGGCGCGGGCACGCCGTTCTGGTACAGCTTCGACTTGGTGTCGAAGCGGAGCGTCCAGGTGGTCGCCGCCTTGCCCGAGAGCTTATGCTGCGGCGTCCAGCCGGGGGGCGAACCGGCACCAGCGCCGAAGCCAAGCGCGGCACCGGCGAGCAGGCCGAGTTGCACCTGCCGCCACATATAGCCGGAGAACTGGCCGATCGCCTGCCCCGCGCCGTTGAAGCTGACGGGCGACCGATCGACGCCGAGCGTTGCCTCGATCTCGGCTACCGGCCCGAGCGACAGCACCGACACGAACGACTGGCGGTCGTTGTCGCCAGCGTCCCTGGTGTCGAAGCCGAAGCGGGCGACGATGTTGCCGGCGGTGCCGGTTCGTCCCAGCGCCGCCGGTATGCCGGCATCGGGGTCGGCCGAGAAGCTCGTCTGCGATCCCGTGGCATCGGCCGCCGACGGCTTCTTCGCCGTCAGGGTGGCGGCCAGCGACAGGACACCGGCCGCCACGCCGGCAACGGTCGCGATCGTCGCCACCGAGGCGACGCCGGCGACGATCGTGCTGGCCGCAGCTGCGGCGCCCATCGCCGCACCGACACCGGTCGCAACGAGCGCGACGGCGCCCACGACCAGCGCAGCGGTTTTCAGCGCCTTCGCCATCAGCGGGGCTCCACGCGCCAGGCGCCGGCATACTCGACGGGCTGCAGCGTCGCTGCCGCCTTCACGTCCTCATGATAGCCGACCACGCGCCCGTTCCCGACCGCGACGGTAAAGCACCCGAGCGGGTGATCCGCCGGCAGCTTGACGATGTCGCCGACGGTCGCCGCGGCCGGCGCGATCCGGACCAGCCCCATGGCGTCGAGCGCCTCGTCGATCGACGCGAAGCCCGCGGCCTTCATCGCCTTCAGCGCGGACGCATAGCTGCGATAGGAACCGGAGGGCGGCAGCTTCACCTTGTAGCCGAGCAGGCGCAGGTGAGCCGCGATCATCCGGACGCAGTCGGACGTGCCGAGCTTCAGCGCCCGCTTCGACCAGGTGTCGAGCGTCTTCTGTGCCGCGGCCGTGCGCCGGACAAACGGGTCAGTTGTATTGCGCATACTGGTTCGCCCCGTAGGAGCCGCCACCGCCAGAATAGCTGGTGATCGAGCTGGGGTTGCCGGCGACGCCCCAGAAGACGGGCTGGTCGACGCCGGTGACGAAGTCCAAGCCGACTTCGTCAGGAAAGATGCTGCGATGGTGACCGGATGAAAGCCGGGCGGACTCGTCATCCTCGAACAGCCGCTCGAAGACCGACACGACATCGTAATCGAGCAGCCGGCCGTCCTCGCCCGCCTTCAGCGTCGGCACGTCCAGTTCGCCGACGAAGACGAGCATGGTGTCGATCACGAGGCCGTTGACCGGGTCCAGCGCGCCGAGCGAGATCGACACGCGCGAGCCCTGCATGTCGGGCGCGGCGAGCGCGGCCGCAGCGGCATTGCCCTTCGGGATCAGCGTCAGGCCGAGCGCCGGCGCCTGGTCGCCGGTGCCGTCGGTCAGGTCTTCGATATCGGAGAGGACGCCATAGGTCGCATCCTCACCGACGAAGGTCCGCCCGCCGATGGTGACGACGCCGGCACCGTCGAGCAGGCTGAGCGAATAGCCCGGCAGGTCGATGGCGATTGCGCCGAAGACAGTGGGCGCGGAACCGCGCAGCGCTGCATCGAGCGCGGGAGACATCTGTGTCATCGGTCAGGCCTGCTCGGTGATCGTGATCGTCGGGATCACGGCCTTGGCCGTGGTCCATTCGACATCGACGCTGCTCCCGCCGATCGGCCCCTCGATATAGGGCTTGGCGAACTCGCAGATCGCGCCATTGCCGGGCGAGATGCGGAGCATCGGCGTGATCGGCAGCGTCACGATGCCGGTGGCGCTGGCCGCCACGTCGGCCGCGGCGGTGTGGAGATACCGCCTGCCGCCGTGGATGATGCTGAAGAACTGCCCCTCACGGATCAGATAGCCGACGGTGAAGCCGCGCAAGGTGAGCGTCGATCCCGTCTGTCCCGCGCCGTTCACCACCGGGGCACCCGGGTTGCCGATGACCAGGCCGGGTTGCGGGACGGGAAACAGAGCACCCTCGGTCTTCGCGCGGCGCAGCCTGGCGCTGAGGATGCGGCCGTCGGGCTCGGGCTTCAGCCGGGGATAGGTGATGTCGAGCGAGAAGCGGTTGCCGAGGCGGTTGAGCCGCTGTGATGCGCCACCCATCGGTGCCTTCTGGTCCGCGCCATAGTCGAGCAGCTTGGGCACGGCCATCTGCGGCAGGCGCGGCTGGGGAAGCTCCACTGACATCGCTCAGCGCCTCACCAGCGACCGGCGGGCGGCGCGCGCGCTATCGCGCCCGGCCATCTGCGCGCCACCGGCCGCCCCGCGCATGGCGGCCCCCGCGCCGATCGCGTTCATCTGATCGAGCAAATCCTGCGTCACGACCGCCCCTTCCAGATGCCAGTGATGGGTGTCACCGCCGTGGCGGTCGTCGTTCGCCACCATCCGGCGCACGTCGCTTGCCGGCGTGACGCGCGCACCGACCGGCATGTCGACGATCTCCGGCCCGTTCTCGCCGACCCATGCCGCCCCGCCGCTGGCGCGCTCGGTACCGGCTGCGAACCGCGGCAATGCGATCGGGCCAAAGGTGGTCTGCGGGGCGATCAGCCCGATCGAGGCGGGCGCGGTGATGCCGCCCGACAGCGACGCACCTCCGCTGAATAGCTTGCCGATGCTGCCGAACAGCCCTCCCAAGGTGGGCGCCGCGCTGTTGCCGTTGATCAGGTTCTTCAGGGGGTTCATCAGCGCCAGCTTGATGAATTCCTGCTTGATCATGTTGGTCATGGTCTTGCCGGCGTTGCCCCAGCTCGACCACGTATCCTCGCTCAGCACGGTATCGACGAACTCACCGCCGAAGCTGCGCAGCTCGTCCATGTTCGCCGCCATGATCTTCAGCCGAGCATTCTGCTCGCCGATCGCGTCGACGCCGGCGAGGAGCGCGTCGACGTCCTCGCGCGCCATCTCCGGGAAGCGCCGGCGGATGTCCTGCGCCAGGCGCAGTTTCTCCAGCTCGGCCGAGCGGTAATTGTCATTGGCACCGAGCAGCTGCAATTCGCGCTCGCCCAACTCCAGGCTGTCGGATTGCGTCTGCAATGCGTCGAGCGTGTAGCGCGCCAGATCAGCCGCGCGGGAGGCGCGCGCCTCGTCGACCCGGCTGTCGATGAACGTCTTGCGATCCGCACCGGTCATCTTGCCGGCATCGGCTTCCTTCTCGGCCGCGCGCCGCGCTGCGGTGATCGCCTGGGCGAGCGGGGTGCCGCTCATGTCCTTTATCGACGCGCGGATCTCGGTCACGCGCGCCTTGCTGTCGGCGATCGCCGTGGTCGCGTTGCCCCGGGCCTCCTCGGCATGGGCGTCGGCCAGCGCCGCCCGATAGTCGCGGATGATGTCGTTCAGGACCTTCAGGGCGCTGCCCTGCGCGACCGTCTGGAGCTTCAGGAGCGGCCGGAGCGCCGCCTCGTCGCTCAGCGCCTGCGCCATGCCCTTGGCGGACAGGGTGCCTGCCTCGACCTGGGCACGGACACCGGCGCGCGCGGCGGTCTCGTCGCGCAGGTTCGCGATCGTCTTGCCGGCGCCGACCAGCTGGTCCGCGACCATGATCTTCAGCTGCCGCGCGACCTGCGCGTCGGCATCGATCCCCTTGCGGGTGGCATCGGTCAGGCCCTTGCGCGCCGCCTCCGCCCGGATCGCCGCGTCACCGCCGGCAAGGTATGCCTTGGCGAGATCGAGGGACGCATTGGCGTTCGCCTCCATCGACTGCGCCTCGCGCGCCAGCGACGCGGCCCGGCCGGCACCGGCGCTACTGGCACGTACACGGGCCTGCGTAGCGCGGGCGGTGGCCTGCGCCTCGACCTCGGCACTGCTGACGACCTGTCCGGCAAGCTGAATGCGGCTCCGCTCGGCCGCCAGCGCTGCGCGTGTCGCCGGCGATTTGGCGGCTGCCATGCGGGCATCGATCGCGGCGAGCTGGTTGGCCTTCTCCTGTTTCGGAATGAAGGTGTCGATCGCGCGGGTGTACGCATCCAGCGTGCCGGCCATCTGCGCCCGGTCCGCGGCGGGCATCGGCGTCCGGAGCGCGGCGCGTAGCCGGCCGGCGTCCGCCTGCAGCGTGCTGAGCTGGTCGGCGCCGGTGTAGCGGTCGACGACGCTGCTGGCGGCCGCACGGGCGGCGTTGCCCCGCGCGCGTTCGCTGCGCACGGCGTCCGCCTTCATCTGGTTGCGCAGGACGGTGACCTGCCGATCGATGTCGGCCTCGTACTCGGCGCGGCTTGTGCCGGTCAGCATCTGCCCGACGGTGGGGCCGCGCTCCCGCTGCGCCTGCAGGTCCTTGATCCGGTCGATGACCGTCCCGCCGGTCGCCATGCGATCGAGCGTCTTGCCGATCCAATTCCACGCGTTGCTGGCGGCATTGGCGATGCTATCCCAGCCGCGCGCGAGCAGGCTGGCGTTGTCTGCGGCGCCGGCGAACGCCGGGCCCAGCGCATCGAGCATGACCCGCTGCGCGCCGGCGAGGTCGTTCTCCTGCACCAGGTTGGTGATGCGCTCGATCTGCGCCTGCGTCAGCACGCCGTAGCGCGAGGCGAGGTCCTCGGCGCCCTTGATCGGATCGGTGAAGGCGGCGCCGAGATCTCGTTGCGCGCCGGCCATGTCCTGACCGGTCGCGGCCGCAAAGTCGCGAGTGATGGCGGTCAGCTTCGTCAGCACGTCGCCCGACCGGGCAATGCCGAGATAGCCGTTCTCGATATCGCGCGCGGCGGACACGCTGATCCGGCCGGCCGACGCCGCGGCTTCGGCAGTCGCCGCCAGCTGCTCGCCGTTCAAGCCGAGCATGATGCCGGTACCGCGCGAGGCGGCTTCCAGCTTGGCGACGCCGGAGGTGTAGCTGACCCAGGCGGCACCGCCGGCGACCGCGGCCGCGGCGACTGCGGTGATCGCGCCGGCGGTGCCCATGAGGGTGGAGCGCAGCACCGCCATGCCGCCCTCCTCGGCCGCGAACGCCTGCAGGACCTGCGGGCCTTGCTGAATGGCGATCATGCCGGGGCTGGCGCCCGAACCGGCCGACGCGACAACGTCCGAAGCGGTATAGAGCAGCGTCTGCCGCTGCGTCTGCGACAGCTTCGCGCGCTCGGTGCCCTGGCGACGGATCGAATCGGTGGTGTCGTCGTACCGCTTGCGGGCCTGCGCCTGTGCCTGCGCCAGCTCCTGCGCATCGAGCACGCCGAGCTTCTCGATCCGGCTAAGCCGCTCCAGCTCGCGGTTGAGCGTCTGGACGGCCGCCCAGGTCGGGTCCAGCTCGCTTTTCAGCGCGGCCGCCATCTTCAGCGACGTCAGGTCGCCTGCGGCCTGCCCCTTGCCGTTGTAGGTCTGCGGCGCCGGCGTCGGCAGGCCGGCGGTCTGCGCGGCCGCGGCGAGGCGGGCGTTGGCGCGGGCCTGCCGCTCGGCGAGGTCCTCCATCGCCTTGGCCGAGCGGGCGCTCGACTTCTCGGCCGCCTCCGCGACATCGGTGACGGCACCGACGCCGGCGGTGCGGACCTCGGCGAAGTCGTTCTTGACCTCCGCCTTGCCCTCGGTGCCGAGACGGAAGCCGACGTTACGTGTCGCCATCGTCTTCCTCCTCGGGTGCCGGTTGGGTCTGGTTGATGATCGCTGCCTCGATGCGGGGCAGGATTTCGGTCAGCAGCGCGGTATCGACGCCGCGGGCCTGTGCGGTGAGCAGCACCGCGGTGTTGTCGAGCCCGATCGGCCGCGTCTCAATGCCGCCCGGCGTCGGCATGGTGACGACGCGCAGCTGCGACCGGATGCCGATGATCAGCTGCCAGACCGCTTCCCCCGCTTCGGTGCGGGCTTCGTGTCGGTCGTAGGGACAGGCGGGGCGGCCGTCGTCGTCGTGGCATCGACCGAGACGTCCGGCGTCGCAGGAGAGCTGGCAGTATCCACCACCGGCGTCGCCCCCGCCGAAATGCCATTCGGCGAGAGCGACCAGCCGTTTTTTTCCGCGTCCAGCATCGTCCAGGGCAGGACCCACTTCTCGTCGGCCGCCTCGACCAGGCGCGGTTCGGCGAGGAACGCGGAGATCGTGCCCGGCACCACCTCGATCAGCGAACCGTCATAATCGCGAAGCTCGACGTCGGCAGTCGGCTCGACCGGATTGCCGTCGGCGTCACCGATGCCCTCCCACGACAGGATGCTGTGGCGGATCAGCGCCGCGGTGAAGGCATCGGCCGCGCGCTCGTTGGCGTCGGGCCCGCCGGCGCGCAGCGCGTCCGCCACCGCCCGCCGCCCCGCGCGGAGCGCGAGGAGGGTCGGCTGCGCGGGGAAGGTGACCTTCACGGCCGGCCGATCGCCGATCGCCGGGATCAGCTCATGCGCGGCCGGGGCCGGCTTGCTGAGGGCGAACATCAGTCCTCCGCCCCGGGCAGCGCCACGATCTCGGGACCGTTCTCACCGATGACCGCGATCCGGATGTCGCGCTTCTCGTCGACTATCACGAAGGTATCGCCGTCGCGGACGAGGTTGCCGTTCTCGATCTCGAACCGGCGGACGGTGCCGGCGATCGCGTCGGCCGCGATCACGCCGTTGATCGGCTCGCCAGTGGCGGTGTCGATGACCTGCAGGCCGCGCAGGATGTCGTGATCCTCGACCCGGCCGGTGTCGATGCTGGTGGGGGTGTCCATGGTGTCTCTCCCGTGATCAGGCGTAGCTGGCGACGTCGTTGACCAGCGTGACGGTCAGCTGGGAGGTCTCGGCGCCCGAGCCCTGCCAGTTGAAGGTGGATTGCAGCCCCTTGGGACCGGCGATCGGCTGCTTCACGCGGGGCAGGAAGATGCGCGGCAGCGCGAAGATCAGGCTGCCATCGGTCTGCGTCCATCCGAACGAGATCTCGGCCGGCACCTTGCCACGGCCCTTGCTGGCGAGCGGCCCGCGCGCGCCGCGCACGACGAGCTGGCCGTTGGACATCACCTTGCCCGGATCGACGCCACCGATGCGGCCGTCCTCGCGGATGACCTCGACCTTATCGAGCTGGTTCGAATAGGTGATGCCGGCCGAGACGATGTCGCCGGCGACCTCGCCGTCGACCTTGATCGAGCCGGTCGCCTGGGCGAAGCGCGGGCCGCGCAGCACGGTCGGCGTGCCGGCGACGCTCACCGCGGACGCATCGGTCTCGCCCTGCGCGATCATGGCCAGCGTGGCGTTGAGCATGCCCGTGCGCTGCATGGGGATGTTGAGCGTGTTGACGACCGCGCCGTAATGCACCGAATGGCTCGGGCCCTCGGGCTGGCTGATCTCGATCGACGTCGACGGCAGCGATGCCGTGCCCGATTTGAAGACGTGCGAGAACTTGCCGCCGGTCGCGGTGGTGGTCGGTGCGCCGAAGGTCTGGCGCAGCCAGAAGCCGAAGCCGCGCAGGTCGACCGGCACCACGAGGTCGCCATCGTTGGTGATGACGTCATAGACCGGGTCGAGACCCTCGCGGCCGAAGCCGAGCTGGTCGTCCTCGATCAGGGGTTGCTCCTCGCCGAGCGCATGGCTGACGAAGGGCAGGCGGAAGAAGCCGGTGGCGGGCACCTGGCCATAGGTGGCCGCGCCCTCGGACGCGGCGCTCATGAGGGCGTTGATGCCCTGCGGACGGACAGCCATGGGAAATCTCCTGTCGTGAAAGGGATCAGCCCAGCGGGCTGTCGGTCGAATACAAGGCGGTGATGGTGAAGGCGGCCCAGCCAAGCGTCGCGGTGCCGACGCCAGCAGCGAAGCCGGTGGTGGGTGCGGACAGGTCGAGGTAGCTGCACAGGCCGCCAAGCGTCCGATCGGCTTCCACTGCCCGGCCGATCAGGATCAGCCAGTCGTCGAGGATTTGCTGGCTGGTGAGCCCGCCGGCCGGATAGGAGACCAGCTCGACGGGCACGCCATGCTCCCACCAGTAGGTCGGCGGCGACATATCGACCGACGGCTCGCCGGGATCGCCCGACTCCACCGTGGCAGCGCCGCCGTCGCCGACCTCGTCGGGCTTCACCTGATCGTCGGTCATGCCGCGGACGTCCGCCTGCGGGCGCGTGGCGGCGATCAGCGCCTTGATCGCGGTGAGGACGTCCAGCCGATGCGACATGACTATCTCCAGCGGGCGTCGAGGTTGGCGGGGAAGCGCTGGGCCGCGATCTCTTGCGGGACCGACAGGTCGATCGACTTCGGCTTCTTCACCTGCGGAAGCAGGGTAAACATGATGACCGACTGCACCGGCCGTGGGTTGCGGGTCCGGCCTTCCTGCTCGCGCTGGGTCGCGTTGCGCCACCGGCCGGTCGCCTTGCGGATCACCAGCTGCTTGATGACCAGATACGCCACGCCGCCCTTGCGCTGGCTGGGCGTCGTGAAGCCGCGGTCGTTCGCGCTGATGAACACCAGGCGCCGGCCGAACCGCTTCTCGACCTGCTCGGGCGTCAGGGCATTGCCCTGCCGGTTGCGCGGGCAGTCGTCGGTCGGCACCGCGAGGAAGCGCTTGCCCGCGCGCGGCGTGATCATCGCGCCCGTGGCATAGCTCTCGACGATCGCCGCGGCGCCGCGGCCATCCTTCGACGGGGTGGCATAGACCCACCCGGCCGGCTCCAGCGCGTTGCCGGTGCGGGGATAGGTGGCGCCGCGGATCGAGTTGGGCAGGCGCTCGCCAAGCCCGGCCGCGCGGACCTGGTCGCGAAACGCCTGCTTCACCTCGTCTGTGGTGTCGCGCATCGCCGCGGTGAGGAAGCCGGCGACCTCGCGTTCGAGGCCTTCGGTCATCTTGTCGAAGTCGGGTGCTCCGATGCGTGTCCGGATCATGCGACCGGGATGATCTCGCAGAGCCAGTTCAGCCCTTCCAGATCGAGGCGGGGCCGGCCATCGATCAGGAACTCGTCGTCGCCGACGAACAGGCGGTGACCCTTCAGCGGCTTCTCGACCTCGGCGCGCTGGATAACGGCCATATCCTTGTCGGCGACCCACTCTGCGGTCGGCGTCTGAATATCGGCGGTACCGCGCGTCCGAATGATGCGGACGGGCAGCAAATCGCCTTGGCCGTCGTCATATTCGGCGGCGAGCGTGCCGGGCGACTGGAAGATCGTGGCGTTCGCGACGGCAAAGGGATCGTCCGGCACCTGAGCGATAGCAGCGGCCGCGGCCGTCTCCCGCTCATACGCGCCGTACCGGGTGATGACCTGGACGTCACTGATCTCGGGTCCGAGACCGAGGATGGCGCGCATTCCGTCGATCGTCATGGCGTCACCTCATGGGTCGGGAATGGTGGTGGGGCCGGCCGGGGGGAGCCGGCCCCGCCCGCCGCCAACACGAGGCCGGCGGCGATCGCGATCAGACCGTCAGGACGTCCGCGACATCGACCGCACCGGTCGCCTTCAGCGCCTTCAGCGTCTCGGCATCGAGACCGTGCTTCTTGGCGATCGCGTCGGTGATGACCGTGCCGGGCTCGATCACGTCGGTCTTCCCCTTGCCAGTGCGCAGCTCGTGCACGGCGCGGGGCATCTTGGTGATCTTCTGCGTCGAGGCGGTTTCGGTTTCGTCGGCCATGTGGCCCTCCGTGGGGTTTGCGGCCTCGGGGGCCGTGGGTTGGTCGGTTTCGGGTGTGCGAGCCGTGGCCGCTGCACGGGCGGCGGGTTGGCCCGCGCGGGGTGCGCGGGCCATCGATCAGCGGACCGTCATGCTGCCGCTGCAGTTCGGGCGCTTCGGCACGAAGATCGGCGCCGACTGCGTCAGCAGCCATTCCGCACCCGGGTTCTCTTCGATCCAGTTCTTGGAGAAGAGACGGGCCGCGCCGTAATCGTTGCGGGGGTCGAGGATCGCGCCGTAGCAGGGCGTGCCCTCATATGCGCCAGGCGCACCGACGATGACGGTGTAGTCCGGCAGCAGACGCCGCTTCACCTTGGCCTCGTCCTCGTACACGTCGTTGTAGACGTAGATCTCGACGGTGCCGATGCGGCCGAGATAGACCGGCGAGCCGAGCACGCCGGGCTTGAAGCCGAGATCGACGGCGCTGGTGTTGCCCGAGAGGGTCGTGTCCAGCTTCTTCTCGAGCTTCGGGTCGGCCTTCAGCAACTGGCCGGCCAGCTTGTCCATGACGACGTGGCTAGGCGCGGCGCCCGACTCCTCGGCGACCTCTTCCAGGAACGCTTCAAGGCTGTCGACTGCAGACACGCCGTTCTCGCCCCAGCGACCGGAGCCCAACAGCGTCTTGGTCAGCGACGCCTTGCGGCCGAAGCTGACTGTCGCGCGCGGATATTCCTTGCCCTCGATCACGACGCCGCCGGTGCGCAGGATGTCGGCCGACATGACCTCCTCGCGCCGCTCGATCTTCTTCTTGTGACCCTCCAAATAGTCGACGAAGTAGAGCTGACGGCGCTCGGCGAGGGTATATTCACCGCCCAGCGCCTCGCCGGGGCGACGCTTGGTGATCTTGTGCGGATCGATCCGGTCGAGCGGCTTCACGTAGCCCGGCGCGAAGCTGTCGGTCTGGAATGGACGGTCCTGGCCGGGCGTGCCCGGGGCGTAGGGGCTGACCCACGGCGCAATCCGGAGGTCTTCGAACACGCGGTCGAACTTCACGTCGGGCGTGTCGAACTCGATCGGCGTGCCGCCGAAGAACAGGGTCCGGAGGAAATTACCGGGAACGTGCAGGTCGGTGATGATGCCGACGAGCGTCGTCGGTTCGAGCAAATCAGGCATGTGGGGCCCTTCCAGAAATAGAAAGGGCGGCCAGACCTGCGTCGGACCGCCCGGGGTGCGGGGATGATCGCGGCCGTCAGACCGAGATGGTGATGCCCTTGTCGCGCAGCGGTTCGCGGATGCTCGCGAGGCTGTGCCCGGCGCCCAGGACAAGGGCTTCGCCGATCAGGTCGCCCGTCTCGTAGGCCATCACCTCGACGTCGCCGGCGGTTGCGTCGACGGCATAGGGCAGGACGAGGTCGGGCACCTGGCTGCCATCGGTCGCGGCGGCGGCCGACAGGGTGGCCTTGCCGCCAACCGTGATCGTGCCGAGGACGGAGCCGAGGGCGTAGGACGCACCGCCGAGCAGCACCACCTTGCGGGTGAGCGGCGAGCCGCGGCGGACGAGGGTCGCAGGCGCGGTGGACGTCTGCGTCGAATACGAAGCGCGCTCGTACATGAGGGCGGTTTCCTTTCAGCATGGACGGCAGCGCCGCCCGGGGTGGTGGTGGATCAGCCCGCCTTGGGCTGGTGGCCGAGGGCGCGGTGGCCCGCTGCCTTGGCGAGGGCGAGGATGCCGGTGGCCTTCTCGGCGCCCGTCTTCGGCTTGCCGGGAGCCGAGCCGGTCACCTTGCCGGCGGGCAGCTCCTCGGGCTGCACCGCGCCGGCGCGCAGCTGGTCGACGCTGGCGCCGCGGGTGCGGGCGGCCTGCGCCAAACCGATCGCGAAGTCGCCGGCGGTGGTGCCCTGCTCGATGCCGGTGCGCAGCGACGCCGACATGGTGGTCTCGGGGCATAGGTCGGTCAGCGCGAGGATCCGCGTGCGCTCGTCAGCCGCGCTGGCGCCGCCAGCGGCGGGCTCGTCGACAGCGGTGACCGCGATGTCGGCATGGCCGGCGGCTGCCAGCGCTGCTGCCAGTGCGGAGGCGTTGGCAGCGCTGCCAACGATCGTCATGCTCGTGATGCCGGCGAGGACCTGATTTTCGCTCGCCAGCGCGTCGGTTTCACCCGGCATTGCAGTCTCCATGGAAGCACGGGGGCCCGATCGGGCGGCCCGCTGGGGTTTGTTCGGCTTGCGGCCGTTCACGATGGCGGTGAACTCGGCCTGCGAGTCGGCCCACCCCATGACCTTGTCGGCGAGGCCGGCCTTCACCGCCTCCTCACCACGAAACACGCGCGCCTCGGTCGCCCGCACGACGTCCTCGCTCAACCCGCGCGCGGTGGCGACATGGGCGACGAAGCGGCCATAGGCGTGATCGATATCCGTCTGGATCGACGCGCGGACGTCCTCGGGCAGCGCCTCGAACGGATTGCCGTCCGCCTTGTGGGCGCCGGCATGGATCAGCGTGACCTTGATCCCGGCCTGCTCCAGCTGGCCGGAGAAGTCGGCGTGCATGGTGATGACGCCGATCGAGCCGGCATAGCCCAGGTCCTGCACCGTGATCTCGTCACAGCAGGCGGCGATCGCATAGGCGGCGGACGCACCGACGCCGCGGATGATGGCGCGGCTCGGCTTGCTGCCGCGGTCCGCCATCATCCGGGCGACCAGCTCCATCAGGTCGGCGACCTCGCCGCCCGGCGAATTGATATCGACGATCGTGCCGCGGACGTTCGTGTCCCGCTGCGCGAAGCCCCAGGCGGCCGCGATCGCGTCATAGCCGGTGAAGCCCGACGAGGGGCTGACGCCGCCGCCATTCTCCGCGACCAGTTCGCCGCGCACGTTGATATGCGCGATCCCGTCGGTGACATCGAGGACGTCGGTGGCGGTCAGGTCCGGCCGGCGCTGGTCGGCGGTGCGCTGCGCACTGATCCCCTCGCGCGCTGCGGCCGCTCGCGCCTGCATCTCGGCGATATCGAGCTGCTCGCCGCCAGCGTGCATCAGCAGCTGGCTGACGTCGAAGCGCGGACCGACCGCGCCCAGCACGATCGCGGCCGTGGAGGGCAGGACCGCGAGCGGAGTGTTGAAAAGCCGGCGCGTGATGTTCGCGCGGCTGAAGGAGCGGAAGCTCATTCGTCGTCTTCCTTCTTGCTGTCGCCATCGGCCTTGTCGGCGTTGGCATCATTGGCAGGGGCCGCCTTCGCGGCGCCGGCAGGGCTCGGCACCGGCAGACCTTCGTCGACGATCGCGCGGTGTTCGCCGCCGCGGCGCACGATGTTCTCGCGGTAGTTGCCGCCGGTGAGTTCGGCGGTGATGTCCTCACCGGTGCGCCAGCAATTCGCCTGCTGGACCTCGAACCCCTTCGCCTCCTGAAGGGGATTGAGCGAAATCTTGCCGTCGCCGCGCCAGTCGACACCGGTCCAGGCGGCGCGGACGCGCAGGTCGCGGAAGAAGCCGGGCATGACGTAATCGCCGCGGGCGACCTTCTCGGCGATGAAACAGACATAGGTGAAGGCCGACAGGTCGCCGGTGAACCAGGCGCGCTCGCTGCGCACCAGCAGGTACAGCACCTCCAGCTCGGCCTTGCTGGCGGTGTAGCTGGAATTGAACATCAGCATCAGCACGCCGGCGGGGATGCCCAG